ACCATTCATGTGCGGCTGAACAGTGTCGGTGGTGTTGTCGCCGATGGCATGGCAATCCACAACGCGCTGCAGGCCCATCCGGCACACAAGATCGTCACCGTGGAGGGGCAGGCCGCATCCATCGCCTCGCTGATCCTGCAGGCTGGCGATGAGCGCCGGGTCTATGCCAGCTCCCTGGTCATGGTTCATGCGCCACGTACCGTGGCTGCCGGCAGCGCTACCGCATTCCGCCAGAACGCAGAGGCGCTGGACGCGCACGCGTCGGCAATGCTGGAGGCCTATGCAGCCCGCTCCGGCCGGCGTGAGGAGATGGAGCGACTGCTTACCGACGACGCCGACCATTGGTTCTCCGGACCGCAGGCCGTCGATGCCGGTCTGGCCGATCTGGTGGTGGACGCCGACCCCGGTGCCACGGCCATGTGGACGTCGGCATCTACCGTCGCCATCAGCGGCTATTTGCAGTCCATCGAAGGTGCTGGCGCGCCAGTTCTTTCCCAGCTGCGCCGCAGCATCGTCGCCAGCCTCTCTCCGCAAGTATTCGCCTCGCTTCCCGAGGTCAGTCAGTCGGCCGTGATCGGCCATATCGAGGATCCAACAATGAAGAAGCAGTACAGCGCCATCCTCGCGAACGCCGGTCGACAGAGCCCGGCAGCCGCAACCACCGCTGCCACGCCCGTCACTCCGGTCGTCGCTGCGGCTCCCGCTCCTGCGCCGACCGCGGGTGATCCGGTCCAGGCCGCTCTGGGTGCATTGCGTGAGCGCAATACCCAGATTCAGGCTATCGCGCTGCCCCACATGGGCAACGCGCAGGTCCGTGAGTACGTGGATGGCGTGATCGCGCAGGCGGACTCCAACATCACCGCCGATGCGGTGGGCCGCCACATCCTGGCGCTGTTGGGCAGCAATGCTGCTCCGCTCAACGGCGGTTCGGGCGTCGTCGCAGGCGCTGATCAGCGTGATCTGAGCCGCGCTGCCATGTCCAACGCAATCCAGGCCCGCGCCGGCCTGGTTCAGGCCACGGACGGTAACCCCTTCCGTGGCATGTCCATGACCGAGATCGCCCGTGCTTGCGTGCAGCAGGCCGGTGTGGATACCCGTGGTATGGAACGACTGGAAGTGGTCGGTATGGCGTTCACCCACAGCAGCTCGGACTTCCCGCAGCTGCTGGGCGACGCCTCGCGCCGGGCGCTGCTGCAGGGCTACCAGGAGGTTGAAGAGACCTTCGACCAGTACACCCGAGCGGTGAACGTGGGTGATTTCAAGCCGACCAACTTGGTCGGACTGGGCGCATTCTCGGATCTGGACATTGTTCCGGAGGGTGGCGAGTACAAGCAGGGCTCGTTCTCTGAGCAGTCGCAGGCCATGAAGATCGTGACCTACGGCAAGCTGTTCACCATCACCCGCCAGGCCATCATCAACGACGACTTGGGAGTGTTCGGCGACGTGCCGCGCAAGATGGGCCAGGCGGCCCGCCGCACGCTCGCGAAGGCGGTGTTCGACCTCATCAACAGCAACCCGATCCTGGCTGACGGCAAGCGCCTGTTCCACGCTGACCACAAGAACCTGCTGCCGGCTGCGCTGATCAGCACTGCCAGCGTAGGCGCGATGCAGGCTGCGATGCGCCTGCAGAAGGATGCTGACGGCAATCTCATCCAGGTGCCGATGCGCGGCCTGTTGACGCCGGTGGCGCTGAGTGGCCTGGCAAAAACCGTGCGCACCGCCCAGTTCGCCGTGGGGGCGGGCGTTGGCAGCAACGACCCCAACATCGTGCGCGAGACCTTCGAAGTCTGGGACGACGGGCGTCTGGACGCCAAGGATGCACAGGCCTGGTACGGCATCTCCAACCCCGCCTACGTAGACGGGATCGTGGTGGGCTACCTCGACGGCAGCCAGACGCCGTATCTGGAGCAGCACCAGGGCTTCACCGTCGACGGCGTGTCCTGGAAGGTGCGCCTGGATGCGGCGCCGGCCATTGCGGACTACCGCGGCATCTACAAGAACCCGGGTAACCCCTGACCGTCTCGCATCGAGGTCGCCGCATTAGCAGCGGCCTCCCGAACCCCCTCACGCATCCGGAGAGTATTTATGAAGAACGCACATCAGGACGGCCGCGTGCTCGACGTGACCCTGGCCGCTGACACCAAGAGTGGCGAGCTGGTGGTACAGGGCAAGCTGGTTGCCGTCGCTGTCACCGATGGCAAGGCCGGCGAGATCATTGCGACGCATGTCGAAGGCGTTTTCGAGGTCCCCAAACTGCCCGCCGCCGTGTTCGCTGTTGGCGCCACTGTCAACTGGGACACCGCCGCCGGCCACGCGATCGCTGCTGCTGCCGGTGCTGGCCAGGTTGGCGACATCGGCTTCGCAGTCTACCCGGCAGCAGCCGGTGCGTTGACCGTTTTCGTCCGGTTGACCCCGGGCTCTGCCGCAGCAGGCGCGTAACCGAACAGGCCGGCACCGCTCACATACGCCCGGGTGGCGTGAGCGGTGCCAGCCTTCCTTGACCCGCTTTGGGGGAACGATGAAAGACCCGATCAGCCAGGACCTGTTGGCAGCGATGCTTAAGACAGCACCGACCGCGACCGTGGCGGTGGCTACGTTCGATCCAGCTAAGCACCTCAGCTTGGCTGTGATGGTGGTGACGCTGCTGGTGGGCCTCTCGCAGTTCTTCACCACCGTGGTGAAGAACTGGGGCGACTGGATGGGCTGGCTGTCCGCTCGCTGGGTCGACGGAGTGCGTTTGCGGCGCTGGGGCGCGCACAGAGTAGGCCGTGCTGGCGTTGGCGTTGCGCGCGCATGGAGGTGGCTGCGTGGCCGCTAACCCGAACAGCACAGCCGGCAAGCCCGACGGCAAGTCTCCGGGCGGCCCCCTGGCGCTCGGTTCTGCAGTACTGCTGGCGCTGTTGGCGCTGTTCGAGAGCGGCGGGAGCACAGTGACCATTGTGTACGCCGACAAGCTCGCTGGCGGCTTGCCGACGGTGTGTGATGGCCTGACACGCCATGTCACGGACACCCCGATCATCGTGGGCGAGAAGTGGTCCAAGGAAAAGTGCCGGGTCGAGACTGAGCGTGCGGTCGCGAAGGTCCAGCGGCAGCTCATGAAGTGCTTCCGGATTGAGCCACCGCAGCGCGTCTTTGATGCGGCGTCCTCGCATGCTTGGAACCTGGGCGCCACCGCCACCTGCGGTAGCAGTTCCATGACCGCATGGAACGCCGGCCGCTGGGACCTTGGGTGCCGGCGCTTGCAGCTATCTGACGACGGACGCCCAGTCTGGAGTTTCGTGAAGGCGGGCGTCGCAGCCGATGGCAAGCCGGTCTACCGTTTCGTTCAGGGGCTGGCCAACCGCCGCGCCAAGGAACGAGCACTGTGTGAGGGAAGGGCATGATCCGCACTCTGGTCGTCGCCATCCTCCTGCTGCTGGGCGTCATCGTCTGGCAGCGCGGCTCGGTGTCCATCGCGCACCGTGCGGCCGACCAGGCCGCGTCCAGCCGTGACGCCATGGAAATCGAGCGTGATGCCGCTCGCGCTGAGGCCGATGCCGTAGCCAAAACCCTGAAGGCAGAGCGTGGCAGCGCCGCGGCCGCGAACAGCCTGGCTTCCAAGTACGAAAAGGAAAAGAACGATGCACAGAAGGCATCTGATCGCCTCATCGCTGATCTTCGTGCTGGCAACCAGCGCCTGCACCAGCGTTGGCAAGCGTCCGTCGCCACCGCAGAGCTGTCCTCGGCCGCCGCTGCCGGCAGCCAGCCTGATGGTCGAGCCGACGACCGAATTGAAAGTGCGGGCCGAGCTATTGGCGCCGCCGCCCAGTGCGACGCCCAAGTGAGGGCGCTGCAGGCCTACGCGATGCTGTGTTCGGGAGGTGCGCGGTGAGCGAGCTGGAGTTCCTGCGTGACATGGACGCGACGATCCACGCTTCGTTGGCCCTTGCCGGGATGGCCTCCACGGCCAAGGTGACGGCGGTGAAGGACGGGACTGTCACTGAGGGCGTGAGGGTCTACATCGATCGCGATGTAGAGACCATCGGCGATCTTCGGCAGTTTGTCGCCGGCCGTGTCGAGGTGTCCTTTCTGCGTGTAGATGTCGAACCTGACCAGGGCGACCGTGTAGAGGTAGGCGGCGAGGTGTTTGTGACCTCGAAGAAGCTCAGTGACGACGGCTCGCGCAGCGTCTGGCTGGTGCGTCGTGGCTGAGCGACTCGAACCCCTTTCCTGGCAGCTGGTCGAGTTCTTGCGCGGTCGAGTGCAGATGATCCGAGCCAGCGACGGATTCCTCACCGACATAGGTGCGGGGCTGATCGTTGTCGACGATGCCGAGCTGGATGAGGATCAGTCCGGGCCAGCCACGCTCATTTCGGTCCAACAGCTGTCGCGCACCGGCGGTGGGTCTGCCCAGGTCAACTCCGACGCCTCGGTCACGATTGAGTTTGAGGTGCCGCGAGAGAGCGGTGCGGTGAACCCTCGGCTGCTCGTGCACCGCGCCAGGTACGACCTGATTCGCGTGTTGACCTTCAACGACAAGCAGCTGCCCAAGGGCATTACCAAGTTTGAGTTGCTTCAAAGCCAGATGGCAACCCTGGAAGACGACGCAGGGCATTCCGCCGTCGTCGCTCAGATCACCGCGCGGGCTGGTCTGACCGAGACCTTTGAGCCCGTCCCTAACCTGTAGGAGCAGCACCACCATGGCACAGCCCAAAGTCCGCAAGTTCGCAGGCGATCTGCGTTTCTGGGAGCACGGCGCGAACGGCGCCCGTATTCCCGTCATCCCGGAGCCGGCCGACAAGTTCGGCAACCAGCCGCTGGAGCAGTCGTCGCTGACGTTCAGCTACGAAGCCGGCGACTCGGTGGAGATCAAGAGCAAACGCCGCGACGCGCGCTATCAGCAGATCATCCACAAGGATTCCAACCCTGGTGTCACCAGCGTCTCGATCACCTCGCTGGAAGTGCCGACGGCCATCCTGGCCCGCATGCTGTACGGCACGCTGGTGGCCACCCAGGTCGCCGCCGGCACCGCGACGGACGTTTCCGTGACTGTGGCTAGCGTGGACACGCCGGTGAAGCTGCCGCACAACTTCCTTCTGGCCGATACCGAGCCGGCATTCAAGAAGGGCGCGGTCGACCTGGTCAAGGGCACGGATTACACCCTCGACTCGGCGCATGGCCTGCTGATTCCGAAGTCCGGCGGCCAACTGCAGGCTGGCGATACCGTCGTGGCGAACTACAAGTACGACGCATATCTGGAAACCGCCATCAGCGGCGGCACCACGCCGAGCAAGTCCTTCCAGATCCTGGGCGACATGCAGGACCGCATCAGCGGCGACGAAGGCCTGCTGACTATCCCGAACGTCGACCTGACCGTTGATGGCGACGTGGACTGGTTCAGCGATGAGCCGATTCAGGTGACCCTGACCGGCCCGGTGATCTTCCAAGCCGGCAAGGCCGATCTCTACACCTTCAAGATCGCCGCGCAGTCGGCGGGCTGAGCGTGCCGGTGACCCCGGCGAGGGGAGGGCGCCGGAAGGGCGCCCTCCCGGTCTGAAACTGGAAGGGCACAGTGGCATCCAAGCGAAACAACAACCTGCACAAGTACTACGTCAGCGGCCAG